TGAGCCGTAAGCTTCTTCAGCAGTTGTTCTCGCTTCAGACCACGAACAACACGATGGTGACGTTCCTTCCGAATCTTCGAGACGCGGCTCCGGCCACGCTTCTTGGGCTTCCGGTCATCATCACCGACCTTCTGCCGACGCTTGGCACGGAGGCGGACGTGGCGCTGGTCAACGGCGACTTCTACGCGATGGGTCTGCGTCAGGCGCTCACCGTTGAGTCGAGCATTCACTATTCGTTCGTGAACGACGTGACCACGTATCGCTTCGTGGCGCGCGCGGGTGGCATTCCGATTCCCACCAGCACGTACGCGTACAAGGTGGACGGGTCGGGCAATAAGGTCGATGCCCATTCTCCGTTCGTCGTGCTTGATGAGCCCGCGGCGTAAGCCAACGGCACAGACTGATGTTGTGGGGGGGACGCCCCCCACAGCGTCATCTGTTTGTGTGACGCTTATTGCGCCGTGCAAGATTGACGGCGTGCGTCACCTTCCGGGCGAAGTGTTTCAGATTGACGCGGCACGTGCCGTGCTATGGCGTCAAAAAGGTTTGATTGTTGATCCGGATTCACCGCCAGTTGAGGAATTCGCGTGGCTCTCCCAACGATAAGCGACCTAAAAGCATATCTCCGTATTGAGTCGAGTACGGAAAACGCATTGCTCACGGCGTTGCTGGCGCGCGCGCAAGCGCAAATGGAATTGTGGATCGATTGTCCTATCACCGCAGTTTCGCAAACGTATATCGACCGATGCGAGCAGGACAACGGCGAAGCAGTTACGTCGATTGTCTTTCCGCGCCGACCGATTGCGGTGACGAGCATTGTTGATGTGGACGGCGCAACGATGCCCGTAGCGGAATATTGGGTGGATGGGACGCAGGGAATGATTTACAGCGAGACGGGATATAGCTTTTCCAATCCGCGATACACGATCACGGCGAACGTTGGGCTGTCGCTGTCGCCACGATATGCCGCGTGGGAGCCCGTCATTAGTCAATGCATTCTGGATTTGGCGTCTGACTTGTACCAGAAGCGCACGCCCAATGCGTCGAGCGAAAGCGTGGCGGGTACGAACATCAGTTGGGATGTGTCGCGCGAGACGGCGGCGCGCGTGCTAAAAGTGTTGCGTGCGTTTAAGCTCCCGCTGGCGGGTTGACAATGTACGTTGCGCCGGGGCTGATGGATCGACGCTTGACGTTCTATCGCCGCGACGAACACGGCGGCGATGGTTTCGTGCGTCCGGTATATGTGCGCACGGGAACGTATTGGGGGCGCATTGACGCGTCCGCACAGCGTATCAATGTGGCGTTTGCGCCGATGGCGCACGTTGACGCGCGCACGAATTGGAGCGCGACGATTGCCGAGCATATCGACGTAGACCCCAACGGGATCGTGCGCGAAACCGGAAGTGATGTGCTGTATTTTGTGCGCGGCGTCATCACGTTGCGCCAGTTGTCGGGTCAGCGTGTTGACTTGGAAAGCATCGACCCGACGCAATACGCTACGTTTACGTTCTACGAGGGCGCGGAAGTGGACGATGGATACCACATCGTGGATTCCGGGTCAGCATTCACCAGCGGATTTGATGAGGGCTTCGAATAATGGCGGAAACACCGAAGGTATTGAGCGCGCTTCTCGCGCAGTTGCCCGATAACACGACGGGCGATATTTCGCCAGAGGACATTCGGGACGTGGTGGTCTCGCTGTTTCCGAGCCGTGGGCAGTTGGACCTAACCGCGACGGCGGCAACGACGTTTGCGCTGACCAATACGTGGTACAAGTTGGCTGGCACGACCGCGCTCGACGCCACGCTCGGGCAGGACGGGTTCTCGCAGTACGCCAACAACGAGTTGCAGGCGACGAAGGCGGTCAACCAAGTGCTGTTGATTACCGCCAACATTGAGTTGGTGTGTGCGTCCAACAATAAGCAGTTTGGTATTACGTTCGCCAAGAATGGCGCGGCGATTACGGGCATTCACGTGTCCGCCGTGCTATCGGATTCCAATAAGGGCTATGGATTTTCTATTACCGCGCTGTTGCCAACGTCAGTCAATGACATCATTTCCGTGTACGTCCGGAATGAGACGGACACGACGGCAGTAACCGCTACCAGTCTTACGCTGTCTGCCGTGGGCTTCATCCGGTGATGATGGACGCGCGCGTGATGTGCGGGCGTGATATCCGGCGATCCGGCGTCTGGCCGTGCGATAGCGCACGGCTGGATGCGTTTGTGTCGGAGAACGGCGGCACGTTGTCGGCGTATCCGGTGGGCAACGTGGCGGTGGCGTTGCAATGGGATACGGACGACGGCGAGACGCGCACCGCAACAGGCGCAAGTGTCGCGGACGCATTCACGCGTTTACAGCAATTGCTTAACATTCCCACCGAAGTTTGATAGTCACTTTTCATTGAGAGGATAGGACGATGGCCGCTGGAAAATGGAAGCTGTACGATACCGCAAAGCTCAACATCGGCAACGGCACGACCGACCTTGACACGCACTCGTTTAAGATGGCGTTGTTCACGTCATCGTCGAATGCCAACACGCTGACGAATTCCACGCTGGCGTCGCTCACTAATCAGGTCGCCAACGCCAACGGCTACACGACGGGTGGCAATCTGCTGGCGTCCGTCTCGTGGACGCAGACGGGTGGCGTGGCTACGTTTGATGCCGCAGACTCAACGTGGACGGCATCGGGTGGAAGCATCACGGCGCGATACGCGGTGATCTACGACGACACGAGCGCGTCGGATTCGCTGGTGTGCGTGTGCTTGCTCGACACGACCCCGGCTGACGTAACTGTGACCGACGGCAACACGCTGACGATTCAGTTTAATGCGTCCGGCATCTTCACGCTCTCTGGCGCGACGGTCGACTAATGCCGAGCCAAACGCTGGTTACTTATGGGACAATCGTTACACCGACGATTACCCTTACTTCGCTGGCGAACAACGCGGGCCGTATCTGCGCGGTCGTGGATAACACTACGACCCGCGCACCCGCCGCGCAGGTGTATCTTCGCGCCACGACGGGCGGCACCGCGCCAACGGCGAGTACGCCTATCAAGCTGTATCTCATCCGGCGATCCAACGACGGCACGACGGACCTTGCAGACTCTGGGCTCGGCACGGCTGACGCGGCGGTTGCGACGGAGCCAAGCAACGCGGAGCAGGTCGGCAGTATCATCGTCACGACCGCGACGAATACGACCTACATCAAATCGTTTTTGGTCTACGACCTTTCTGCCAAATATTCGTTTGTGGTGTGGAATGCGACGGGTCAGGCGTTGAATGCCACGGCGTCGAACTTCACCTTTCAGATCGTGCCAGTCACGATGGAAGCGCAGTAAGAGTGCCAGCCGTCACGAAGAACCAGCAGGCGATTGCACGGGCTGGCTTGACTGGCCTAAATGCCACCACGGGGTTCACCGTGGCGTTCTGGGCGCGACAGAACTACAGTCAACTTGTATATCTCGCGCAGGGCAACGTCTTTGCGCAATACAACGCAAGCACTCAACGCAACGGCTACGCTGTCGGATTTCAGGTGGATGGAACGCTGACCACGGTCATCCACGGGTCAGCTGGATTTACGACTAGCTCTATTGCGGGCAACAGCTTGTCGCGGAGCGGTCAATGGGCGCACTATGTGGTGACGTTTGATGATGCTAGCGATACGGTACTCGGGTATGTCAATGGCAAGCTATTGGGGCGAGTTACCAACACACGCGACCTAACATCGACCGCAACAAGTCTCACGACACAAATCGGCGGTTCCATCACATCGCTGACGGAGTGGCGCGGATCGCTATTCGACATTCAAGTGTTTCCCGATGTCGTCATTACGCAGGATGACATTCGGCATTTGATGAACCCGTTTGAATCGTTGCCGGGATTACGCGGTCGCTATTTTGGAGCGCAGTCGGTGCAATACGGCACCGGGGTCGGTGGCGTCCGCGACGAAAGCGGGAGTGGAAACGATTTGACCGCAACGGGAGCGGTGCCGACAGAAGCCGAGCCACCATTCCGATTCACCATTGCCTAACACAGACCAATGACCATCACTATTACGAGTTACAACGTTACGCCAACCGAAGATTCCGTTGCGGTCGAGTACACGTATTTTATTTTTGATCCAATTGTCGATGCCGAAATCAAGCGCACGGGCAATGAGCAGTTGAGCGAGACAAACGCGCCGCTGGATAAGCCGGATTGGACGGACGCGGATTTGTGTGCGGCTCTTGCCACACGGCTTGGCGTTCCGGCGTCTGATGTGGTAATGGCGGCGTAGTCCGACAATGGCTCGCGGTAATGCTGGCATTCGTAATCGCGGGCCATTCAATGCCCAACGCTTTGTCGCGGCGTATGTAGCCCCGATTATCGTTGCAACCGGATTAGGTGAAGGCACCTATACTGGATACGCGCCAAGCGTACAGGTAAGCGTTAGCGCGCAAACGCAGACGGGTGCCGGGACATACACGGGTCAGGCACCGAACGTCATTGCGACGGACAACCAATCCGTTGCGACACAGACAGGCACCGGGAC